TCGGCGGTGTATTTCTTCGCCGGGTGCGGCCCCTCAAGCCACTCGACGCGATCCAGTCCAATCTCACGCACCAGCGCCTGGCGAAACAAAACCGCGTTCCCTGACAAATGGGTATTACAGGGCGCGCATTGTTTCCACACGTTCAGCGGCTCATAGCGAAGCTCCGGCCGCGCTCCGACGCTCAGGTAATGCCCTGCGTGGTATTGCCCTTCGTGGCGCCTCCCGCACGATATGCAGGGCTTGTCGGCGTCACGCAGTCGCACCCAGGCGTTGAATGCGGCTTGTGCCTCTTTCTCCCAGTCGCGCCGGGTTTTCAGCCGCTCCTTGCGGGCTCGGTCTTTGCGCACCGTATCCAGCCGGTCGCACTCGGCAACCTTCACCTTCTTTTCGTGTGCCAATTGCATGGCGCAGTCGATCCCGCACGCGGTCTGCGTTGACCGGGCCGGGGTGAATGGGGTTTTGCAGGCTTTGCACTTGCGCTGCTTCAACTCAGCCATTTCCCTTCCTCCCCGCAATTCCCAAGCCGCTGCTGCGCCCAAAAATCGACGCGCAGCTCTTCGGCCCACATGCGCCAGCCTTCGACGTACTCGCGCAACCACTCATTTCCGCGCTCGCGATGCAAGCGCAGCAGATGGCGGATGAGGCTGCGGCGCAGCTCGCGCTGCTGCCAGGCGTAGACGTGTGCGTCATGGGTCACCGCGCTCCCATCCCGGCCCATGGGCTGACAACCTCACGCCACATCGTCCCGCGCCGGATTTGCCGGACGTAATCGGCGCCAAGGTTCAGTCGCCGTGCAATGGCGGCGCCGCTCTCGCTGCTGCTTCGGATCTCGCGTGCAAGCTGCATCGTCATGCGATCCGACAGCGCGCGGCGGGCGCGCTTTGTTTTCGCCACCCGCTCTACGTGAACGGCCTTGTTGTCGCGATTCGACACCTCAAGTACCTGACCGCGCGTGTAGTTGCGCAGGTGATCGGGGTTGATGCAGTCGTTGGGCGCCAGATCGCAGCGACACGTCCCGTACTTCTTTGGCGCAGGTTTGCCGACAAGCGTCCTTGCCAAGCTCTTTGCCGATCCGTGCCGACGTCCCTCAACAATCGCGCGCGGCTGGCCGCTGGTGTAACGGTCGCCCTTCCAAATCCAGCAGCCGTCATCGTTGATGTGGCAGCGCTGGCGCAGTTGTTCAAGCCGCTCGGCTGGCGTCAAATCAGACAGCTTCTTCACGCGACCACTCCAATTCGCTTTTTCCGCTTGTTGATGACAAAGCGCTCTTGGACGTACTCACGATCACAACGGCCCTCGTCACGCATTCGCGCGGCGTATTCGGCAGTGCAGTCATCGCACGGGTTCGACTCTTCTCTAACTCGACGCGCGGAATCGCGCCAGCCGTCGAATTGCTGCGGACCTTCAAAGCAAGCCAGATAGCTTGGCGGCAGTTCGTTATCGGTCATATCGTCGTCCCCCAGCTTCAGCAGCGCCCATGCAATCAGGTAGTCGCTGCGGCATGTGCCGGCTCGCACGCGATCCAGGATGGCGTGCGCCCGCAATTGATCGGGGGTGCATTTGTCTCGCAGCGTCATGCCATCAACCCTTCCAACCGGCGCAGTTCGACAACTTCGTCGCCGCCAGCGCAGCCAACCGCATCCGCAATCGACGCGAACAGAGCGGGCAAACCAACAGGCGCCGTCGCTTCGTCCTTCATCTTTTGGCGCAGCGCCCGCAGCTTTTCGCGCTCGGCTTTGTTGCGCTCGGCCACCAACGAGCCAGACATCGGCAACGCAGGCCGGTAGGCTTCACGCGGCTGGTTCGCCCGGCACATGGACACGAACTGCGGCAGGCTGGGCGGGAACTCGGGGTGCCGCTCCAGGCACTGGCGCAGCGCGTGTCGCACAACGCCCGAATCGAAGTCGCGCAGGCCGTGTGCCCATATCGCTTTCGCGCTCACGACACCTGTGTCGGAGCCGTCAGCGCCAGCCTGGCCAGTGGCAAATTTCGACAGCCAGAGCTGGCCGTAAAAGCCGTGCATGGCGCGGAAAACAGCGTCGGCCGCGTTTGGCATTGGCGGCTCGGAATGGGCGGCTCGAATGGCCGCGCTGGCGAGCGAAAACACGTTTTCAGACATCGATGATCTCCGGTTGCGGTGCGCCGAAAATGGCGCGGGCGGCGGCGGCGTGTTTCGGGTGCGGCGAGGCGCGAGACGGCGGAATCGACCGTTCGTTGCGAACCCAGTTGCGCCACGTGGCCGCCCAATCGGCCTTGCGCCCGTCCTTGCCAGCCTTGCCGTGCCAGTAGTCGGCAAAGCTCGCGGCGGCTCGATCCAAGTCCAGGTCAGACCGCTCTGCCCGTGCCCACTGCCGCCAGTCATCCGGCAAAACCCAGTCAGTCGGCAAGCGTGAAGCGCGCTGTTCTCCTGAACGTAGTGAAGGAGAGTTCTTCTCTTCTCTACTCTTCTCTTCTCTACTCTTCTCTTCTCGGTTTCGCGTGGGTTCTGTCTGGGTTACTGCTGGGTTTTCGTTGGCTAACCCATGGGTTTCGTCTGGGTTATGTTTTTGCTTGCGTGGCCTACCGCCTTTCGCGCCGTTTTCCCATGCGGCAAGCAGTGAAGCGTTCTTTTCGGCCCATCCACAGACGTGTACGGTGTCTCCGTTGCGTTCGATAAACCCGGCCTCGATCAGCGCGGCCTCGAAAGCATCTGCGTCACCTTGATAGCGGCACTGCGCTTTAAGCCCGCGCGGCGGCATCGTGAAGGTGTCAGACCGACGTTCCTGGCAGTGCGCCCACAAGCGCAGGATGTACATAGGCGCCATGGGGTCGCCAAGCGCGTCGCACACCATGCCGGTGCGCCAGTGGTCTAGGAAGTCTGGGTCTACGATCACGCGGCCACCTTCATGTCGCCGCCAAACTGGCGATAAATCGCGGCCCAAATGATCCGACGTGGGACGAATACACATTCGCTGTGATAGCCGCCACCAGCACGCGGCGTGAATTGCCTGCGCGTCTTGTGTTCATCGCACCAAGCACGCCAGTTGTCAGTGAAGACACGGCAAAGCATCGGGAACGGCAGAAGGCAAAACCGCCCCGTGTCCTTCCACAGCCACAGCACGTAGTCACACCGCTTGCTGGGCTCGCGCGTCCAGCCGGGGATGCGCTTTTCCACCACAGACCACGATTCGAGCGCCAGGTCGTCATCACCTGGATGTTTGGCGGCCCAATCCTGATCGCGCACCTTCACGTCAACAGCAAGATGTTTCGCGGTGGACATCTCCACCCACCAATCGATCCCCTGCTTGTCGTTCTCGGTCGCTGCCTGCGTCACGTTCACCGCGCCGGGGATGTTGTCGAGCAGCACCGTGCGAACATCTGCAACCGCCGCGATGCCGTTTGACATCGCCAAGCGCTCCTCGAAGTCATATTCAAGCGCCCGCATTGGCGTTCTCCCCCCACGCAGTCCAGTCGTTGCGATGCGACCGAGAGAACATTTCGAGATATGGGCCTGGACTGCAAGACTCGACCAGATCGAAGAACTCGGCCGGTTTGCTGCTGTGGCCCGCCGGGCCGCGCGGTGCGCTGAAGACGGTTCCGGCATCCTTGCGCTTGAGCGCCTGGCTGCCCTTCACACCGAATAGCACGTGCTCGGTCTGCCCCCGGAAGTAGTTGCCCATCCCGAAGTGCGGCTTGACCCAGGTGAGCGCGGTGATGTACCGGAACCCCCAGCGCTCCAGCAACTGGAACCCTTTTGGAAGGGACCGGTTGGTGATCCACAGATAGATGTGGCAATCCTCGTCCGCCAGGTCGCTGACGGGCAGTTCCAAGAGCTGCGCAAGGCTCATAGTGGCGTAGTCCGGGCGCGCCCGGCCGAGCTGATCCTGGTCGCCCTCATCGCCCCAGTCCCAGGGCGGGTCAATCACGATGGTGGCGAATCGCGCGCCAGCCTGCACCACCTGCGCCGGCTCTGTCACCTCGGCCACTTTGGCGCGGTTCTCCTCGCGCCTGGCCTCGCGCCGCTCCTCCTTGATCTCGCGTTTGACCTGGGTGATCGTGGCCTGGCCGGCCTTCACCTTCTCGAAAGCGTCCGGGCGCTCCTGCTTGAGCTTCGCCGCTTCGTTGATGTAGGTGCGGTTGGTGTTGAAGGCTTCAGCGGCTTTGTGATCGGAGCGTGATGCGTTGTAGTCAGGCTGTTCGTCAATTAATTGACTAACAGACTCTGCCTGAGTCGCCGCCTGCTTCGCCCGGCGTTGGGCTTCAACCGCCGCCCTGATCGCCGCGATCAATTCATCGGCCTCCACAGCCACCGCCGCCCATTGGCTGCTGGTCAGGTTACGCCGCTTGTTGGTGCGCAGCGTGTAGTCAAGAGCGTCAGAGTCTGTTCCATCGAACTCTGTTGTTGCTGGCGTCAACCCAAGTTCAGACGCGGCTCGGTAGCGGTTCCATCCATCCAAGATCGCGCCCTGATAAAGCGTGATCGGCATGGCGGCGTCATAACCGTTGGCGCGCATGTCATCAACCAGGCGGGCTAAGTCTTCCGCACCGGCTTCTGGGAAGATGTTGAACTTGTGGCGCTTGAATGAGTGCATAATTCCTCTTGTTCCCCGCCCGGCCTAGGTGTTAGCGCACCGATGACAGCCGGGCTTTTTTGTGCCCGCGAATGGCGGCGGGCACGGACGCCATCAAAAGAAAAAGCCCACCGGCCCGAAGGCCAGCGGGCGAACAGCGGCGGGCGAACAGCGGCGGGCGATTCGCACCCGTGATCCGCTGGGAGGAGAAGGAGGAAGCGCATTCAGGCCACGCGCTCTGGTTCGGTGGCGCGCTTGGCGACCATCACATCAAGCGTTACCTCGCCCTTTGTGAAGTCGCGCACGGCCGGCATGTACTTGACCGGCACGCCATCGACGGCGATCTGGCTCATGCGTCCGGCGCTGATGCCGAGAAATTCGGCCAGCGCCGCGTACCTGCCGCGCTCCTGATCGAGCCAAGTTTTGAGTTCCATAACGCCACTTTAGATGACTCTAAAGCGAAAGTCAAGCCCTTCGTTAAGCCGCGATCTTTAACGCGAGACGTTCATCGGCAAGGGGGAAGACGGCTGATCTAGACCGACGCCACCCAGGCCGCCCGAGGGCTGTTTTTTGCGCCTTGCGAAAATTTCTTTAGAAAACACTTGACGGCGCATTTAGTTTGCTCTAAAGTTCACCCATGCCGCACCCAAAGCGGCACCGGGCCAAGCTATCGCGCCGAGCCCGAAGCTCCTTAACACAGCGAGTCCTGCGGATCAGCCCTAGCGGCTGGCAGCCCTTGATTGGGTAGTGGGCGCGGCCCGGTGGCGTGAGAACCGGCAACGGCACTGATGTTGATCAGCACAAGCACGGCCAGCGTGCAGCGGGAGCCCGTGACAGGGGGAGAGGCCCGCAACCGACCCGGACACATGAGCCGGGCGGCACATCCAAGCCTCGCACGCGGGGTTTCGATGTGCTGTCACACACAAACAGATTGCGCTCAGTAGCTCAACAGGTAGAGCCCCGTGTTCAAAGCGGGAGGTATCGGGTTCGAGTCCCGACTGAGCGCACACACACCCAGCCCGCAGCACGCGGGCTTTTTATCGACCGGAGGAATCATGAAGCTCATTGCTCTTGCAGCCGCTGCCCTGCTGGCCGGCTGCGCCACCGCACCAGGCGGTGCGAATTACGCGCCCATGGTCGACACCGGCCAGCGCATCGGCGAGTACAGCGCCGACCTGGCCGAGTGCCAGCAATACGCCCAGCGCGCGGCAGGCGCGGGTGACGGCGCTGTCGCGGGTGCAGTAGGTGGCGCCATCGTCATGGGCGTCCTGAGCGCCATCCTGGGCGGCGGCGGACACGGCCGATGGGCGGCTGCAGGAGCTGTCGCTGGTGGGCTGCAAGGAGCTGGCGCAGGCGAGGCGAATCAGCGCGCCGTGGTTGTTCGCTGGATGAGCGGACGCGGTTATCAGGTTTTGAGCTGAGGAGCGCACCATGGACAA